AGCCAGATTGAGCAGAAAGATGTAAATGATATGGTGATGGCTGGCATCGACGTGAAGAAGATCATTGATCTAAATACGGAACGTGGTCTGAGTGCGGAGCTGGCAATAAATGATTGGAGTAGATAATGAGAGCTGAGTATGTGGATCACATGGGATCTGATCTAACCGTTGTAAATGCTGCGCGAGTTTCGTTCGATAAGCACGCTACGAAGTTCTCTACCAGAGACGAAAAGCTCATCAAATACCTAGCTTCTCATAATCACTTCACCCCATTTACACATCCACAAATCACCGTGCGTGAGACTGTGCCGATCTTCGTTGCGCGTCAGCGTTTCAAGCATACTGTTGGGTTCACCTACAACGAGGTGTCTCGGAGATATGTCTCCGATGATCCAGAGTTCTTTATTCCCGAGGAGTGGCGAGCTTCTGCTGAAAATGTCAAGCAGGGATCATCAAGTGATGCTGTAGATGAGCCGTGGTTGACGGAAGCTGTCGAAGCACACCATGAAATGTCATTATCCCTATATAAGAAACTCATGGAATCGGGAGTCTGTAATGAGCAAGCTCGCATGGTTCTCCCACAGTCCATGTATACCTCATATTATGTGACAGGATCATTATCTGCGTGGGCTCGCGCATATATACTCCGCGCTGAAAAAACAGCACAGAAAGAAATCCAAGAGCTTGCTCATATATGGGCGAGCATTCTTGTCCCCCTATTCCCAGCAAGCTGGGCTGCCCTTACGGAAGGAAAGTAAATGTCAGTCGATCTACCTACGCTCTACCAGTCTTACATTCACCTTTCACGATACTCTCGATGGCTTCCTGAGAAGAACCGTCGTGAAACTTGGGAGGAAACGGTAAAGCGTTATTTCGACTTCTTTGAATGGCATCTAGTTGAGAATACCACAGGAAAGCTATCAGCGCAGACACGCAATGAGCTAGAACAAGCTGTATTGAATCTTGAGGTGATGCCTTCTATGCGTTGTCTGATGACAGCAGGTGACGCATTGGCTCGTGAAAATATCGCAGGTTATAACTGCTCGTATGTGGCTATCGACAATCTTCGTGCGTTCGACGAAGTGTTGTATATTCTGATGAACGGCACAGGTGTTGGCTTCTCGGTTGAGGAGCATTATGTTCAACAGTTAGGTATTGTGAATGATGAGTTTAATCAAACCGATACCGTTATTGTTGTTCCCGATTCCAAGTTAGGATGGGCAAAGGCTCTTCGCGAGCTTCTTGCCATGCTCTATGCTGGGCAAGTTCCTCGATGGGATCTGTCTCGCCTGCGACCCGCTGGCGCGCCATTGAAGACATTTGGCGGCCGCGCATCTGGACCCGAGCCACTGGACACGCTTTTTAGGTTTTGCGTGAACACGCTAAAAGGTGCGGCTGGTCGCAGGTTAACCTCGCTCGAATGTCACGACATTGTATGCAAGATTGCAGAGTCGATCGTTGTCGGTGGTGTTCGTCGGTCTGCCTTGATCTCTCTATCCAATCTCTCCGATGAAAGAATGCGACATGCAAAGACTGGGCAGTGGTGGGATACAGAAGGGCAGCGAGCGTTGGCTAACAACTCTGCTGTGTATAATGAGAAGCCTGAGATGGGTATCTTCATGCAGGAGTGGTTGTCTCTCTACGAATCAAAGTCGGGAGAACGTGGTATATTCTCGCGTGCTGCTTCTATCAAGCAATCATTGAAGAATGGTAGACGAGATGCTGAGTGGGAATTTGGAACAAATCCTTGCTCCGAGATTATTCTTCGCCCTCGCGAGTTCTGTAATCTGAGTGAAGTTGTGGTTCGCGCAGATGATACTGAAGAGTCGCTGAAGCGAAAGGTTCGTCTTGCTACCATTCTCGGAACAATGCAATCAACGCTGACCAACTTCCGCTTCATTAGTGCAGCATGGAAGAAGAACTGCGAAGAGGAACGATTGCTTGGTGTTTCGATGACAGGCATCATGGATTGTAATCTTACTAACGGTAAGAAGGTTGGATTGGCGAATCGCCTTGAAGAGCTTCGCAATGAAGCAATCAAAACAAATGCAGAGTGGGCAAAGAACTTCGGTGTCAACCAGTCTGCTGCGATTACTTGCGTCAAGCCTTCGGGAACAGTATCGCAGCTCGTGGATGCAGCGAGTGGTATTCATGCACGTCACAGCGAATACTATATTCGTACCATTCGAGCAGATAAGAAAGATCCGCTTGCGCGTATGATGGTAGAGAAAGGATTTCCGGTTGAGGATGATGTGATGCAGCCGGATCATAACTATGTTTTCTCGTTTCCCATCAAGTGCCCAAAGAACGCAATCTTTCGAGAGGATCTGACTGCTATCGAGCAGCTTGAGTTGTGGCTGACATATCAACGACATTGGTGCGAACACAAGCCTTCTGTTACAATCTCAGTCAAGGAACACGAGTGGTTTGAAGTTGGAGCGTGGGTATACAAGCACTTCGATGAGATGAGTGGTGTATCATTCCTGCCATTCGTTGGGCACATTTATCAACAGGCTCCGTATCAAGATTGCGATAAGGAACGATATGAAAAAGTTTTGAAGCAGATGCCACAGAATGTAGACTGGGCTGATCTATCCGAGTATGAAGTATCTGATCAAACCACAGGAAGCCAAGAGCTTGCGTGTGCAGCAGGAGGATGCGAAGTATAATGGATGAATTGGATATTGACTGGGATGACATTGACCCAAGAATATGTCGAGCGTGCGAAGCGGAGTTCATCGTTATTTTAGCCGATGATCTTTTGGAAGCGGATCATGCGTTTTGCCCGTTCTGCTCAGAGCCAATGATGGATTAACCAATGTTAGTCGTAGGCATTGACTATTCTCTGACATCTCCTGCGATCTGTCTATATAATACAGACCATGAGTTCAAGTTTAGTAATACGAAGTGTCATTTTCTCGCAAGCAAGAAAATGCACGAAGCCTACAACGATGGCGTAATCATATCTGAAAACTACCCGAAACTCTGGACAACGGATGAGGGAAGATATAGTTCGATCGCATATTGGGCAGAACAGGTGATATTCAATGCGTTGGGTCTATCTTCAAACAATGAAATTTCTATCTTCATTGAAGGTTATGCTTTTGGTGCTTCTGGTAAAGTATTCCACATTGCTGAGAACACTGCCATACTGAAACATAAGCTATATAATGCTGGAGTCAGTTATGAAACTGTTGCTCCAACTGCGGTGAAGAAATTTGCAACAGGTAAAGGCAATTCCAATAAAGAGGCAATGTATGAAGCATTTATTGAAGAGACAGGAGAGGACTTGATGATGAAGCTATCTCCGAAAGCGGGTAAGATAAACTCTCCGGTATCTGACATTGTGGATGCTTACTATATCTGTAAATATGGAGTAGCATCCCTTAAGGGATGCGTAGCGTAGCTACTACCTTATTACTATATCTACTTTGGTTTCGGCCGACTACATCTCTATATATAAGACAAAGACACAAAAAACACTTGCCAATTTCATAGGCAATCAAAATGGCAAGCATACCATTTTTGACTTATTTCAAAATGATTGTTGACATGCTCCAATTGGGAGCTATAATATGGGACATGATGAAGAATAGAAATTTCAAATGCGTTATTGAATGGCAGCTCAACTCAGCCGAAGGTGAGCTTGAACAGGCAAATCAAAGTCTTTTTTGGGCAGAAGAAAATGCTGAAAAGAGAAAGGTAGAAAAGGCTGATGACGTGAATGTTATCGCTGGTATTAATCGTGTGAACTCAGCACAAGTTCGCCTTCAGCGAGCAAGAGAGTTAATGGCGGAGCATAAATGTGAAACGCACGCCATTTGCGCCATTTTGAATAAAAGTAAAAATGGTAGTTAGTTTTTCTGTGTAGTTTGACTACATAGTAATAAGAACAGAGCGGACGGTGCGACGGCGCCCCTTTGTTCTTTATGTAAATCTGTCGTATTTGAAAGGTAATATACTATGGCATTTCGTTCTACTTCTACCAACCGCAAGGTCGTTGACTATCTCGCTTCGGGGAAGACCCTGACCGCTGCACAGGCAAAGGCGCGCTTCGGCGTCGCTAATCTCCGCGCAACGATCTCCGACATTCGTTCGGTTGTCGAGGCTTACGGCAATCACGAGATTTTCTCGGAGACGACCGCTACGGGCAAGACTGCCTATGGAATGCGATCGTTCAACTAATCCTAGTTGATAATGCTATATTAGAAACTTCGGAGCTGCATCCGAGTCGGGTCTAATATAGTTTCGAGTCAGGGGGCTGCGGTCTGATCAGCCGTGGTCCCCTGACTCATATGGAGGGCACGATGAGCTTTGAGCTTAGTATCAAGAATGACCAAGAAGACAAGACACTTGTTCACCCCAACTCGAATGGCGGAACCGAGCAGCTTTATCGTGAGCTGAAAGCGCGTATCGACCCTGACCTCTTTGATAAGTTTAATATCATTCCTTCGCGTGTTCGCGAAGATATGTTTGATGATCGCCCTACTATTCTCTGGCTTCACGATCTTCCTGAAGATCCAGAGTCAGCCATGCTGGCTAATGCAGAATACCGAAAGAAGTTCGACAAGATCGTCTTCGTTTCTAACTGGCAGCGCGACGCATACAATCGAGTGCTTGGCGTTCCGCTTGATGAAGGCATTGTCATCAAGAACGCAATCGAGCCTATTATGGATGCGCGCCCCGACCCGATTCCAGATCAGCCGATTCGTCTAACATACTTCTCCACTCCTCATCGTGGTCTTTCCTTGTTGTATCCTGCGCTCCATGTGCTGCGGCAGCATCGTCAGGACTTTACCGTTGACATCTATTCTTCATTCGAGCTTTACGGATGGAAGGATAATGATGCTGCGTTTCAGGAGTTGTTTGATAAGCTGAGTGGCATTGACGGTGTGAAGCTCCACGGGACCGTGATGAACGCGAAGCTCCGTAATGAGCTTATCCACACCGACATTCTCGCATATCCCTCCATCTATCAAGAGACGAGCTGTCGCGTTCTGATCGAGTCGATGTGTGCTGGTTTGCTTCCGGTCATTCCGAACTACGCTGCACTTACCGAAACAGCTTGCGATTTCGCATTCATGTATGAGTGGAGTTCTAATCCGCAGAAGCATGTTGAACTATTCACGAGTGTTCTGAATCACGCGATGGATTGTTTTCGTCTGCCATTTTACCAGAATGTCTTGAAAATGCAGCGAAGCTACTATCAGTATTTCTATGGTTGGGATCTTCGTGCTGCACAATGGACTGCAATGCTTACAAAGATGTTGGAGAATAAGTAATGGCTCATATTCTATGTAAATTTCCCACTCGAACTAGACCAAATGAATTTGATGATAGTTTACGATCATTTGTTCAATATCAATCAGATGACGTAAAGGTAACGTATCTCATTTCATGTGACGATGATGACGACACAATGAAAGACTATGTGAAGTCAGAGGGCAAGTTTCTTGAAAAAATTGGAGCAAATGTAATTTTTGCCGAACGAGCTGGAAAGATTGGCTCCATCAATCGAGATATGGAGTATGCTCCTAGTGACTATGACATTATAATGCAGCCAGCTGATGATTTCACTTGTCGTGTTGCGGGATGGAACACTCGAATCGTTGAGGAACTTTCCACTTTCGATAACTATGATGGTGTCATATGGTTCTTTGATGGGTATCAGCCGAACATTGACACACTCTCGATCATGGGTCGAAAGTATTATGAACGATTCAACTACATATATCATCCCGAGTATCGTATTCTTTGGGCAGATGTAGAATTTACTGAAGTTGCTGACCGACTAGATCGTCTTATTTTTTCTGAAGATGTTTTATTTGTTCACGAGCATCCAGATTGGACTCATGCACAAGGATGGGATGGTAGAAGAAATGGGTATGATCAACTGAATCTTGATAATGATAAAGATGATGATCGTATCCATGATGAAAAACTTTTTTATGAAAGAAGATCAAATAATTTTGGGCTAGAACTATGAAGATTCATACGAATACACAAATCAAAAATGAAGAAATATTACTAGAGCATGTGCTTCCATTTTGGCAAGAATATGATGTAGACGAATTTGTTTTTGTTGATGATGGATCTACGGATAGCACCGTTGAAGTAATTAAAGATTTTTTGGGAGACGAGGCCACAATTCTGAGAAGAGATGATGATTTTCATCACGAAGGTTTATGTCGATCTACGCTGTTAGAATACAGTAGAGAATCTGGTGCTGATATTGTTATTTCAATAGACTCGGATGAACTATTATCGCGTTCGTTCGTCGATAAGTTTGATTGGATTATGGATAATGCACTTAATTATCAACTCTATGTGTATCAGTATAATGTTGTAGGGTCTTTAAGTAAAATTAGACAAGATCCTGCGTATGTCAATAACTACAGGGATTTTATTTTTCCCGTTCAACACACGGGAAAATTTGATTTAACAAAAAGAGAATTTCACGATCCTAGAACTCCTCCTATAGACCTGCCTTCAGTTGCTATTCAGGATGTTGGCTTTATTCATCTTCAAGCTATTAATCTAAAATACTATGCTCTAAAGAGTTTATGGTATAAAGTTCTTGAATATAAAGAATATGGAAAGACACCAGAACAAATTAATTCTTATTATGATCCCGTTATGAATAATTTGAATTTCTGTGAAGTTGATACGCCATCTCATGCTATTGGTGATTGGGCATTTGATCCATCTGTTTATGATAAAATTTTAGAGCAGAGAAATTATTTGGAATATATTCACAAATATGGCACTCCTGAATTATATACCTTTGGTCAAGAGTATTTGTAATGCCTAAAATCTTAATGACAGGTGGTATGGGATTTATTGGTTCTCATTGTGTCGAGAAATGGAAATTGATTGGTTGGGATGTTTGTATTATAGATAATATGTCTACGAATGCTATTCCATTGAATCATTCTATTTTAGATGGAGTGGAAATTATTCAGAATGATATTTTGAAAACGGATTATAAAACACTACCAAGAGTTGATCTTGTCCTTCATCTTGCATCTCCCGTTGGGCCTGTCGGGGTTCTCAAACATTCTGGTAATATGGCAAGAATTATTCTTGATGATATTTACTGGGCGATCAATACGGCAAAGCATAATAATTGCCCTTTGATATTTGTCTCTACATCTGAAATATATGGTCATCGAGAAGAAAAATCATACCTTGAGGAAGAGAGCGATAAAATTCTTCATGGTGAGTTTACGGTTAGAAATGAGTATGCGATCGCTAAACTTTTGTCTGAAATTGTCCTAACTAATCAAGCAAAGATTGATTCAGATTTCAGGTATCAAATTATCAGACCATTTAATGTTACTGGTAAATATCAGCTTCCTGATGGTGGATTTGTTCTTCCTAGATTCGTCACTCAAGCATTGAGTGGAGAGGACATTACAGTTTATTATGATGGGTTTCAACTGAGAGCTTTCACTTGGGTTAAAGATATTGTTAATGGGATTTATTTGACATCCATTGCCGATAATAAAAATTGGAACGAAGAATGGAACATAGGTAATGAACAAAACGAAAGAAGTATTCTTTATCTTGCAGAAAAGGTAAAAGAAATTACTAAAACGAAATCTAATATAATTAATGTTGATCCAATTCAACTTCATGGTCCTTTGTTTGCAGAAGCACCAGAGAAAATTCCTAATAGTGAAAAAATTAAAAAGACACTCGGATGGGAAGCAACAAAGGGAGTAGATGAGGTTATTTTGGAAGTAGTTGAGTATTATAAAAATGGTGTTTGTGTATAAATGAGGAGATGTTGTTTGATGTCGTGGAATTTAATGACCGATAACGCAATATCAGAGAATGATCGAAGTGTATTGAGTAACTTCGTTTTGAACTCGGGAAAACTCACGCAGGGTCCAGTTGTCAAGGAATTTGAAAGGCGTTGGTCGGAATGGCTTGGATGCAAGTATTCTGTATTTGTCAATTCAGGTTCCTCTGCCAATCTATTGATTGCCAGAGCTTTGGCTGAAGAGAATCAGACTTGGGTTTGTCAAGCCTCGACATGGATTACAAATGTATCTCCTGTCATTCAAAATAATCTAAAATTGATTTTGTGTGACATTGATCTTCACAACTTCGGTCCAAAGCTGGAGTATCTTGAAGACATTTTTCAGAAGAATGAAAACTGCGTATTATTTCTAACTCATTTCATTGGTATTCCTGCTATCACCAAGGAGCTTCTGGCTTTATGTGAAAAATATAATGTTACGTTAGTTGAAGATTGCTGTGAGTCACATGGAGCAACTTATCAGAATGTTCGAGTTGGAAACTTTGGAGTAGCGTCATCATTCTCTTTTTACTATGGTCATCATATGACGACCATAGAGGGTGGTATGGTCTGCACGAATGATGAAGAATTGTATAATCAATTTTTACTTCTTCGATCACACGGAATGCTTCGGGAGTTACCTTCAGAAGTTCAGAGTAGACCTGAATATCATTTTGAAGAGTGTGATCCAAGATTTACATTTATTAGAGACGCATATAATGTGAGAAGCAGCGATCTTAATGCAAAGTTAGGTTTGGAGCAACTTCCCAGACTCGATTCCATTATTGAAAGTCGAAACGAAAATTATAGAGCATTTTATGGTCGCCTAGATAATAGTAAGTATCATTTTGATTTTGCAGTTGATGAGCCTTATGGATTGAGTTCTTTTTGTTTACCAATTATTCCGAAAAATGGAAACTTGCAAGATGTCAAATCTTTGTTGGATAGATTGAACGTCGAAAGTAGACCATTCATCGGTGGCAACTTGAGCAGACATCCTATTTTCCAAATAAATCAATGCAATAAAACTGATCTAAAAAATGTAGAATATCTAAACTATAATTGTGTTTATGTTGGAAATCATCAGGATGTTAATGTTGATATGGTTACTGATTTAGCCGACTCGTTGAATTGTTTTTGATCGTATGGAGCTTTTATGAATAATCAAAAAAGAGCTTTGGTTTGTGGTGCAGCCGGATTTATTGGAGCGCATCTTGTCAAGAAGCTCAAGCGTGAGGGTTATTGGGTTCGTGGTGTAGATACCCATTACCCAAGGCATAGCAATACACATGCTGACGAGTTTTTGGTTGGAAGTTTAGTTGACTCCAAAGTATGTGATGTTGTTTTAGATGATTCCTTTGACGAGGTGTATCAATTAGCTGCTGATATGGGTGGTGTGGGTTTCATAAGCTCGGCTGAAGTTGCGATTATGACCAATAGTGCTTTGATAAACATCAACATGATTAAAGCTGCGGTTGAAAAGGGAATTAAGAAATACTTTTTCTCTTCATCGGCTTGTGTGTATCCCGACAAAGAGATTGGATCTGAAGCTGTTTCTGAGGAGGATGTGTATCCAGCAAATCCAGATAATGAGTATGGGTGGGAAAAATTATTTTCTGAAAGGACTGCGTTAGCGGTAGCAAGAAACACGGATCTTGAAGTTCGCATCGCTCGTTTCCAAAATTGCTTTGGACCGGAAACTACATGGAAAGGTGGTAGAGAAAAAGCTCCTGCTGCTTTGTGCAGAAAGATTGCAATGCTTCCGAGTCGAGGAGGAGAAATTGAAGTTTGGGGAAGCGGTGAAGCTGAACGGAACTTTGTTTATGTGGATGATTTGTGTGATGCCATATATATACTGATGCAATCAGATTATGGGCAACCCGTAAACATTGGAACCAATGAGTTGATTACAGTCAATGATCTGGTTGACATTATTGCAGAAGTTTCCGGTAAGACAGTTCAAAAGAAGCACATTGATGGTCCCGTTGGTGTTGTTGGTAGACACAATACGACCGATAAAATTGTATCTTTAGGTTGGGTGCCTAAGTATGATATAAAAACGGGGATGGAAATTACTTATAAATGGATTGAAGAACAGGTCAAACAAGACGAAGTTTGGATAAATTTACATGGAAAGTAAATGAGGTAATTTGGTGAAGTTTTTGATTGCTCCTCTGTGTTCTGATTTGACCAGACCGTTAGAGGTTACGCGATGTGTGAATAGTATTCGCGACCAAGAAGAGCATCCATTTGAGTGGGATGTGAAGGTCGTTTGTAATACAAATGATGACGCTTATCATAAAACGATTGATGATATAATATCAGAGCATGAAGTCATTCGCACAGAAAGCAATGGCGGAAATGGAATGGGGCACAATAGCGTTCTTCAGTTGTTTCGCGATCGTTACCGTGATGAAGGATACACACATCTGATTATGATCGACGCAGACGATTTGTTGTATCCTTGCGCGTTCGAGGTAATCAGCGACATTCTGATGCTTGCTCCCGAAACAGATTATTGTGGAGTCGGATCAAACGCAGACAGCGTGCGTCGGGGGCCGAGCGGAAATCCGAATGGAAGTATAGAACTGATCCCCGGAATACATCTACATAGCAACTTCAACTGGAAATACCCTGTTCCGACGTATCCCATTTATGCGGGGATCGAAAACGGGTGCCCCGGTGGAGAAGTAACTCTGTTCGTATCCGCAAACGCTGTTGAGCGCGATCTTCATCATCTCGAATATCCCATGATACCTGATGACTTTACCCACATGCTCTGGGGCATCAAGCATCATCTTTTGGGTAATCTTCAGTATGTCAGCACAGACACGACTGATATATACGTTTATGACAAGACGAATTCCGTAGGAACAACAAATCAACCGGAGTTCAAGTTTGACCCAAAACAATGGCCAGCAGAAGCGGTAGATTATGTCCGAGATAACTTCAGCGACATTGTAGGGGTAACCAGAGCGCATTTGCCATTTCTAACATTGCCGCCAGTATTGTTCCCCGGTGAAAAGTGTGATTTCGTTCGCGACCAGTTACTTTTCTTCGACGAGTGACTTGACAGTCCTCATTCGGGGATTATCTTATAGTCAAATCACGAGAAGGAGTGTCCCTTGGCACGCAAAAAGATTACCGCTCCGGTCATCGACGATTGGAGCAATCTTACCGAAGTCGATCGCGCAGAAGCGATCAAGAACCATCCCCGTTGGTATCAAGAAAACATTGCCACTCCTAAACTTCGGCAATCATTCTTTGACTTTGCCAAAGCCAATCTGAGTGAAGATGACTTTACTCTCGTGCGAGCAGGTACTCCGTTCATCACAGACTTGGATGGTGCGCTCGCGCGTTGCATTGAAGATGGCTATGATCACGGGCCTTATGTTCGGCGACTGCTGACCAAGCGCATTCCCCAGATCATTTCTCTCGTTCAAGAAAAGCAGAAGGAAAAAGCTGAGCTTGATGAGATCCTTGGGCGTATTCCGTCGAACATCACGGTCAAGACTCTGAGCATTCAGGAACGCATCGCTGACCAGACGCGATTCATCATTGGGCACCTTGAAGCAGAGATTGACACCTTTCTAGCCGACAAATGTAAAAAGAGCAAGCTCGATGCCAAGAAGTTTCTCGTTCACCATGATGTCAAAGTGCCTCAGGCTAAACTGATTATTGAGTTCCTTGATACCAATCTAGCTGAGATCAAGGAGTTGCTGGAACGCAAGGATGATCAGCTTACCGAGGCATATTCACATCTTACCAAATCGCAGCAGAAGAAGTTTTATGACTTCCTTTATTCTCTGAAGTATGCTACACTACAGAGGATTGATTCAGTCAAACAAACGCGCAAGCCGCGCAAGCGAAAGGCAAAGACTCCGCAGCAGCTTGTGGCTAACTTGAGGTATCTCGACAAGAGTGAAGATGGCAAGCTGACTTCGATTGATCCTGCGAACATTGTTGGAGCGACGCAGTTGTGGGTATATGATACCAAGACTCGTTTCCTGTTCCACTATCAGGCTCATATCGGATTATCTGTCAAGGGATCAACACTTCAGGATTTTGATCCTGATGTATCTACCAGCAAGAAGGTGCGCGAGCAGTATACTGATGGTATTATCGCTGACGTTCTGTCTGGCGGAAAGGTCAAGCTGCGACGTATCATGCCGAACATTAACGCAAAGGATAAAGAAGTGACCGGTCGAATCAACAAAAATCAAATAATCCTGAGGGCAATCAAGTGACAATAAGAGATCGTGTAGCAAAACTTGTGCGTGAAGCATACGACTTGGGAACTGAAAGTCAGCGGCTTCAAACAAATGAAGATCCTAGAATCTCGATTATGATACTCGTAGACGAGATCATGCGGTTTTGCGATTGTACCTGCACATGCTCGGTGGAATCGTATCATTGCCCGGTTCATTGGGAGGAATAAATGACCAACATAGTTTGGTTGGGTATTGTGTTTCTTCCAGTATTGTTCTGGATCGCGATCAGCCTATCAATAATCGCAAACAATTTAACTGATCTAAAACGAATAGCAAAGAGACGACGATGAACATTTTCTATCTCGATTCCGACCCATACGTTGCCGCTCAAATGAGTTGTGACAAGCATGTGGTCAAGATGATTCTCGAAAGCGCGCAGATGCTCTGTACGGCTCATCGGGAATTGGATGATGACGATGTACCTAAAAACTTTTATAAGAAAGCACACCTGAATCATCCAAGCACAATCTGGACACGATCTGCTTCGGCAAATTACTCTTGGCTATACGATCATTTTCTTGGTCTATGCGACGAGTATACTCATCGCTATGGTAAGGTTCATATGTCCGATTTAAAGTTGCGCGACGCTCTTGGTTGGTTTCCGCGCAACATTAAGACGGGCAAGTTTACTGAACCTCCTCAATGTATGCCCGATCAATACAAGGTAGAGGGTGACTCGATCGCTGCCTACCGTAACTATTACAAAGGCGACAAGGCTCGTTTCGCAGAGTGGAATAAGTCTCGCCCTGCTCCTAACTGGTGGTAAAATGATTCTCGTAGATATGTCTCAAATCCAAATCGCCAACCTAATGGCTGGTATCAACTCGTGGATGAAAGGAATGAATGTCGATGAAAACATTCTTCGACACATGATCCTCAATTCTTTGCGTAGCTATCGCGATCAGTTTGAAGGTGATTATGGAGAACTGGTTCTGTGCTACGATAGCCACTCGTGGCGTAAAGAACGCTTTCCGTTCTACAAGGCTGCTCGCAAGAAGGCTCGCGCTGCAAGTGGGCTCGATTGGAATGAGGTGTTTGAAGCATTTGGCAAGATCGAGAAAGAGCTGCGGGAGAACTTCCCCTATGCTACTCTTCGTGTCAATCGCGCAGAAGCAGACGACATTATCGGTGCAATCGTGATTGACAAGTGCCAGATCGTCGGTGGCGAGAAGGTGCTGATTATCTCTGGCGACAAAGACTTCATTCAGCTTCATAATCGAGGTGACGTGACACAATGGTCGCCCACGCTTAAGAAGTTTGTGAAGCACGATGCTCCGGCTCGCTATCTGGCAGAACACATCTGCCGTGGTGATTCTGGTGATGGGATTCCCAATATTCTTTCTGATGACGATACGTTCGTTGTAGCTTCAAAGCGACAGAAGCAGCTTCGCGCGAAAGCTCTGGAGGAGTTGATTACAATCGGTATTGTTGAATATGATTACTCGAACAGCGACCCGAAGCTCATCAACGAAACGACTATTCGCAACTGGGCTCGAAACGAGGAACTGATCGACATCAACCGAATGCCGGAAGAGATCAGAGCTGAAATCCTAAATACATATAACATTGAAAGTGAAGCTGCGGAAAAGCGTGGAAGGAAGAACCTTTACACTTATTTCGTGGAGCATCGTCTGATCAATCTGTTGGATGAGATCAGCGCATTTTAGGAGAGTATGGTGCCGAATTTTAGTGAGAGTCTTCCCGAACTATTCGAGAAGATCAATAAAGAAGATGACGAAGCAAAGAAAATTGCTCTGCTGACTGGATACAAAGTCCAGCAAACGATACAGACACTTCTACAATCTGCCTATGGTCCGTTTACTTGGGCTCTACCGGAAGGTCGCCCTCCGTTTCGAGAGAATCAAGATCCATATGGCATGGGTACTCCTCTGGACAGAGAGATTCGCAAGTTCGTGTATCTCTTTGAGGAGTCTGGGCGAAAGATTCAACAGAACATCAAGCGTGAAAGTGTGTTTATTGAGATGCTAGAGAATCTACATCCGAGTGAATCGGAGCTGATTCTTCAGGCAAAAGAAGGAAACATTATCGGTGTTCCTCACGAGCTGGTATACAAAGCCTTTCCTGGCTTGGTAGGGCCTCCTCCTGAGAAGCCAAAACCTGCACCTAAGAAAAAGAAGGCAGCAGCAAAGAAGAAGAAGACCAATGAGTAATCGTAATCAGCAAGTTGGTGATGACGATGTGGATGCTTTCGGTGATTATTCGTTAGAGCGAAAAGACCGACGCCGCGATCGGCAACACACAAAAAAGAACAAGTCAAGTAAGAAGAAGCACAACAAGCGAAAAGACATGAACGAGTTCGACGACCTTTCATACGAGGAGTTTTTTGGTCGATGATGATTGATACGACGGTTTTGTTTTTCATTCAGGGCGCACTCATTCCGATTTGTGCCTGGGTTTCATTCAAGCGTGGATGGAATACTGGAGTGAAGTTTGGCCTTGAACGAGTTGTCAATCGTTTGATTGATAGTAACCGTATGAGTGTTCGTGAAGTTGAGAAACTGCTAGACTGCGAGTTGTATGAAGATGGCAAGTAATGTCTAAGCGCGATGAAATAGAGGCGGAGACTCTTCGGCTGATCAATGAAGAGGTCGAGGATGAGCTTGCCCGATTGCGCTTGGAGATATTCGGGCAATGTCATATCTGCCATGGTAATGTAACCGAGTATGATATGACCTATGGAAGCTGGGGCGGCGAGTTCCGTGGCGAGGCCTGTTATCACTCGGTCTGCCTCTCAGGCAAGCTGGCCGTGAGTGCCTGATCCCCGAGGGAAAATGACCGACGGTCAGCTTTGGGGTGCTTGACACCCCTCCCGCCGTGCTTACCTTTTAGGAGCTTGAGGGGGAAGAAAACCGTGTTTCGGCGTAAGTCCTTGATTTTACAGGGTTTTTCAAAAAATGACTGACCGTCTCGTTTTTTCTGGGCTCCCCACGGGGAAAGCCCTTGACTTCCGCCCTCAGGTTGCTACCTTATAGTCTCAATCGGGAGATTTTCACTTGTCCTACAATACTTCGGCAATCGCTCGTTATAACGAGTTCGCCCGCGTGTCCGTTTCCGCGAAGGAACGTCTCGCGAAGCTCCTCGCTTCCGAGGACATTCGGGTCGTTCACTCGAACGAATACAATACGGCTGCTTTCGACGTTCGGAATCGCGTCCTCACTCTTCCGGTTTGGAAGAACATGGACGGCGACCTTTACGACCTCTTCGTCGGGCACGAGACCGGTCATGCGCTTTACACTCCCGATGGCGATCACTTCGATTCCATGACGGCTGGTCAGCGCGCATACCTCAACGTGGTCGAGGACGCTCGGATCGAGAACGGACAGAAGCGAAAGTTCCCCGGTCTTCGACGGCCGATGCGCGACGGTTATTCGTCGCTCGTCGATCGCAAGTTTTTCGGCGAGCTTGACGATATTGCTGGTCTGTCCTTGATCGACCGGATCAACCTCAAGGCGAAGCTCGGAACGGCTCTCGACGTTCCCTTCACCGATGACGAGCTGGTCACGTTCGAGCGGGTCATGGCGCTTCGCTGCTCCGATGATCCGGCTCGCAACGCTGAGCTTTTCGAGGAAGCCAAGGCGCTTGCTCTGGAGCTTTGGCATGACGAGCGCGAGCGGCAGTCGGAGACTGACACTCACTCCGATGGTGGTGCTGACGAGCCCGGTGATTCTGACGAGTCCGATGACTCCGCTGGCGAGTCTTCGGAGTCTAACTCCACTGACGGCGCTGGCGACGAGAACGGCGAGTCTGACTCTTCGTCGAACGATGGTGGCGAGTCTGACTCTTCGTCGAACGATGGTGGCGAGTCTGACTCTTCAGCCTCCGACGCTGACGGCGAGGGTGATGAGTCCGACGCTTCTTCCTCTGACTCTTCTGATGACGCGGGCGAAGACGACGGCGACGCTTCGGGCAAGTCTGGCGACAACGGCGAGTTCACCGACGAGCCGAGCGACGCTTCGGGTTCTACTGCGTCCAACTCTCGCGAGGACGACGGGGCTGACCCCGGAGCGGTGACGTATGATACGTTCCGCGAGAACGAGGCCTCGCTCGCCGAGGACAAGCCCGATTTCAGCTATGGCGAGCCTTCGTTTGTCAATATGACCATCCCCGCTTCGGGCGACATTCCGACGGCTGACTTCGTGATTCCGACCAGCGCGCATGTCGAGGCTGCTCTGGCTCACTGGTCGAACGAGGTTCGCGACGTTGCGGACATTGCGAAGGCTTCTCGGAAGATTCTCGATGAGACGACCAAGAAGGGCGTGTCTCTGCTCCTGAAGGAGTTCGAGATGAAGAAGGCTGCGGACGCTTGCAAGCGAGCCATGACCTCTTCGACTGGCGTGATTGATACCAACAAGCTCCACACCTACAAGTGGAACGAGAATATCTTCGCCAAGAACACGATCATCCCTGACGGCAAGTCTCACGGGCTCGTTATGTTCATCGACTTCTCAGGCTCGATGATGAATAACCTGTCTGGGACCATCGAACAGCTCTGGGCTCTTCTCGCGTTCTGCGATCGAGCTTCGGTGCCTTACGATGTGTATTCCTTCACCTCTGGTGCTTGGGGTCGCTTCGGAGTGCCGGACGCGGTTCGGGAAATCGTCGATCGAGGCCTCGCACACAACTTCGACTCTGGTGATCAGCGGCTCGGGCTTTCTAGCCGAATGCCCCACCTGCTTCAGCTTGCGTCGTCGCGTGACAACCGAACGCTGCGCTCGGCTTCGCGGGATATGCTCGCTCTGATTTGGAAGGCGAATCTCGATCGCTATGCGGACCCGACTTCTTCTCGCTTGAACTACGGGCTTCCGAAGTGGCTCGCGCTTGGTGCCACGCCGCTGAACGAGACGATCGTGCTTGCGTCCAACCTCATTCGCACGTTCCAGAACGAAACGCGAGTGCAGATTGTCAATGCAGTGTTCCTCACCGATGGTGATGGCCATCGCACCGCACCCGGCGCGAGTCGCTATGCTACCATCGTTGCTCGGGATGAGGAAACTCGCCGGGAGTATCTGATGAATGGCGCTGCTCGCGGAGCGGGCGAGACTGCGGTTCTCAATCAGATGCTTCGGGATCGGACGGGAGCGAACGTGGTCAACTTCTTCGTCTCTGATGCGAAGCGGGCTAATCACTTCGTGACGATGCTGGTCAAGCAGGATGCTGACGCGGCCGCTGCTTTTCCGAAGCGACCGCGCAATCGCTCGGCCGAAAAGGCTTCCGAAACCATCAAGCGCCCCGAGTTCGCATCCAAGTGGGATGCGTGGCGGAAGGATGGTGGGGTTGTGATCGAAAACTCTGCCCTCGGATATGACCAGCAGTATCTCATTCACGCAGAAAGCCATGCTGGCGACGACAACGGTATCGAGGTTGATGCTGGTGCGTCCAAGGCAAAGATCCAGCGAGCGTTCCTGAATAGCCGAAAGAATGCCCTCAAGGCCCGACGGGTTCTTCAGGAGTTTACGTCGGTGATTTCGTGCTGATCGCGGCATAGTTGCCATTTTGTTTTTCTTTCGATGGAAGGTTGACACTCCAATATTGGGGCATACCTTTACATCATTCAACCGGGGATATATACCCCCAAAACAGGAGTCCATATATTATGGCAAAGCAGAAGCATTTTGAAAAGATCATTGACATTCTTCGCGCTCACGATGGCGCAGTTACCAAGGAATATATCCTGAAGTCTCTGGAAGGAGAGATTGTCGCCAATCGTCTTTCTACTTACTTCTGGGAGATCCGCTCCAAGGCAAACCTTGACGTTGAGGTTGTCAAGGAAGGTCGCAAGGTCGTTGGCTATCGTCTCGCCGCTGTTTCGGCTCCGGCCCCCGACGGCTCGGCGCCTGTTATTCCTGCTGACGCGCAGCCCGTTGCGTCTGAAGCGGACGCTGTTGCGGTGAATCGAGCGTATTACGATGGGTCGCAGGACGAGGACGACGATGCCTAACCAACTCATTCGGTCGCTAAGACAAGAGTTGGATCAGGTCGAGCAGGAAATGAAAGCCTGTATCGCCGAAATGTCTGCTGGCATTGACTACGATTACAATCAAGATTTGTATGATGAGTTGGCCGGCCGGCGCGATTCGATTAGGCTAAACTTAGAAGCAACACAAAACTTCTATGACCATGCCAGGAATGTCGAGGCTATGGATGAATGATGGCTGAATGGAAGACCATATCCGGGCGTAAGATTGCGTCTATTTGCAAGGAAATACTGCGTCTAAATGAAGATAGCCCAAGGCACATTCATATCGGAACAGACGCTCAGTTTCGCGGAACGAAAATGGTCTTCGCTACAGCAGTAGCAGTCCTGAATCCGGGGAAGGGTGGTATGGCTTACTATCGCCGTTCCGCTTTCCCCGGACAGGAGTACCGCTCACTCGCCCAAAAGCTCTTCAAGGAGGTTGAGCTTTCAATCGAGGTTGCGACCGAAGTGTCGAATGTTCTTGATCCAGAGTACCACAGTAATATCGTGGTTCATGTTGATGCCAATCCGAATGTTCAACACAGCTCTTCTGATTATCATCGCGCTCTGGTTGGATGGGTTGCTGGAGCAGGATTTGAGTGTGTATCGAAACCTGAAAGTTGGTGCGCCAGTCATGTAGCGGATCATATCGCAAACGGAAGAAATGTTCGTGATACCCGTATTCGTCGTAAAGAGTTCCCTAGAAAGAAAGGAAAGAAGTGGCAGTGATTATGCGTTTGCCTGATTCCGTAACCCGCAATATGAAAGAGCAGTTCAGACCGATCGAGTGTATTTGTGGTTGTTCGGAGATCGTAATGATCGAAGATCCCAATCATATCTTCTCTCTTGCGTGTATTGATTGCGGGCATCACGGACCCGGAAAGTACGAAGGCGATTATGTTTCGTGTGTGATGGCTTGGAATGCAGAGGTGATGCAATTTGAAGAACTCCTCGAAATTTTCTGAAGCAGCATACTTCATTCTCGCATATAT